TTATTTCCAATCGAGGTCAGAGATATCGAACTCAAAAATTCTGCTACCCTCTTGGTAGAAGTCCGCCTCAATGTAGACCTTGTCGGACTTCCGTGCTTGGTTGATAAACGATGAGGCATTGCTGATGAAAAGGAGGTCTGAGCTCTGATCGTCAGGCTCGCTCGCTGACATGCGCTGAGCATTGCCTTTGGCGAACCGCACCCGCACATCGCAGCCATCATACCCACAGACAAACTGGCCTTTTTCGATCGCGATATAAACCGAAGTGCCCCAGCGTGGGTGCTTCCTGATCGTCAGCGTGGCTCTTTGAGTACCGCTATATGGAAACTTGAAATCTACGGTGCTGATCGAGGAAACATATGCGCGACGTACCGGTTTTCCCGACATGTTGTCTTCATCATCCGCATAATTCCAGTTCAGGCCTAGGCTTCTATTACGAGCTTTCTCAGCCGCTGCCTGTTCGCGCACCTTAGCCTCTTGAGCCTGCTGCTCAGCAAGTTTGGTGAATTTGTCTGCGTTAGCCTGGTAGCTGCTATCTATCGCAGCGAGCTGGGTGTACGTCGATGATAGGCTTCGGTAATCGTCCTGCTTGATTTTGGCAAGAGATGCCTGAAGAGATACTTTCTTCTGTTGCTTGTCAGCCTCCGTCTTCTGAAACAACACCTTTGAAAAAGCCTGGTCGATCTCGAAGCTGCCGGCGTTGCTGTATTTAGCTCCCAGAGCGGTAGCACCCAAATAGTCCTGGTTCGCGATCAGAACATTCATCTCAGCCAAGATTGAGTCTTTGTTTGCACTAACGTAATTGTGCTTTTCCTTCTGTGCCTGCTCAGCTTTGACCTGTGCTACCTGAGCCTCCTGCGCTTGTCGCTCAGAGCGTTCTGCATCCAGCGCTTTACTGCTGGTGTAGAACATGAAACCAAGGCACACAATAGCTGCAACAGCTCTATGCCCAGGGGAAACTGTGACACCGGCTTTCTCTTTGATGGTTCGATTGATCTGCGGAACGAAAACGCAGGCGGCGAGTAACATGATCAGGCCTGATGCAAGGCTTGTGAACATCGCGGCTAAACCTATTGCCAAGAACAACGCGAAGAAAAGCCACATCGCCACTGTCTTGAAAAAACTTCCAACCTTGGATTCCGACACGCCACCGCTCCTTAGCAAAAACATAAATGCCGAGAATCCTATGAGATAGCACTATGCCAGTCAACGAGAATGAACGTTTACTGTGGTAATCAGAAATCCACGCACCCCGGCGATTCTAATGATTTTCCACGTAGATAATCGCTTTACTTGCGCAGCACAGCGTTGTAATCATGAGAGATCTCCCTTCGCAGACTAGGAGATAGAAAAAGGGGACAGATTTATTTAGCCTCGACCTCGTACCTACACGGATCACCCATAAGCGGAGTCCCGGACACTAGCCTCCTATTCAAACCCCACCCACCCCCATTCCTGATAAACTTCACCCCTCCGCCGTCCCACCCAGATCCCCGATGCCTTTATACCCAGCACCTCAGCAATCCTTGTCTCGGCGCTTCAGCGTGGCGCCTATGATGGATTGGAACGCCTAATTCTACAGCCCAAGTAAAACGTGCCTTGTAGCGCCCTCCGAAAGAGCCCGTACCACTTTTGTACCAACACTACTTCCGCGCCTGAAGCCCTCCCCCGTTCTCGGTGCCTCTAGCAATCCCGAACAGGGTTACTGCTATGCTTAATTTCTTTCGGATCGAGTCGGCAGCCATGGCAAGCGAATACTCCCTGTCGGATATTCTGGAACGGCTTTATCAAAATCAATTGGCCCTAGAAGCAGCAATAATGGAGCTGACATTGTGGGCTGAGCAGCAGGACGCTTTAGAAACGGGTGCGAATATTCGAGGCGCGCTTAGCACGATTGGTGAAAATGCAGGCCATATCAAACAAGGTCTGGCTAGAATCAGAGGGACGGCCACGTAAATACGAGCCGAGCCTTTCTGAGCCGCCAAGTCTGTAACACTTCCGCACCACTCACTCTCCTCCAAAATCTCCAAGCACCAGGCAGCATGCTCATGGGCGCGCTGTAGTGCTTGTCGCTCCAATCCCAACACCACGCACGACCTCATGGACTGAGGCACCGTGTACGAGAACGCGTGCGAGTGAATGAGAACTTGAGGACTGCGCAACTTTGAACGCAGCTTCAGCAAATGACCCCGCCCTAGGCTTATCCGGCATTTTCATGTTGACCCATGGGAAAAGGGTTAGGAGGGTTAGTTTTTTGCTCACCTCCTTGAAAGCCTTGTCTGATAAGGCTTTGCGACGGATTGCCAAGGTTAGCTTTTGGTTAGGTTTGGTAATTTCCTAACCTTTATTGATGTTAGATTTTCACCTTATAAATCCCTTTAAAAACAGAGACTTAAGAAAACCTAACCTTTAACCTAACCCAACCTAACCCATCAAAGTTAGGACGCAAGCCCAACAAATACGGGGCTTCCAGCTATCAATAACCCACTTAAAAAAAACCTAACCTCTTTCCCGAGGCACCAACTGAATTTGGCCATCAGGGCGTACGTGTGAGAGTTGCGAAAAGCCCCCCTTCGCAGGGTTCCGCAGGTATTCCATAGCTTGGATACGCTCAGGCAGCCCCCGGCTGGCTTGGCTTGGGTGACGGTGCAGAAACGCAGAAAAAAAGACCTATTTAGACCGGAGGCGAGGTGGGGGGACGACGGCGCGCGCCGGGTTTGAAGCACGCCACTGCCCACCGAACGCGCACCATTTCGGGGCAAAAATAAGCCGCCTCGGCGGGCGGCTCATGGGATCAGCAGGTCATCGACAGGACACCTGCCACAGCTGGTCCAGCCTGGTCGTGTAGCTCTGGCTCATCATCTCCCGACGCATGCCCCAGTCAGGATTGACGGGCACGCTGGCTGATCGGAGCGTCCCCCTGCCCCATCGCCCGTTGATTTGATCCAACACCGCCATCAACTTCGTGGCGTCGGCTGGTTGGGAGGTGGCAAACAGGTCGTCGGTGTACTCCCCTTGCTGACAAAGGTTCATCAACAGCACTTCAGCCTTGCTGTACTTGAAGCCAGGCCGAAACACTCGATCGAGAGCGTCCACCGCAGCCTTAGTCAGCAGCCGCACATCATCAGTGGGGTAAGGCATGTCGATCAGCACGCCGTTGGCGTACTTCGCCTCCTCCGGGTTGAACATGCCCGTGCGGATGCTGACGCGGATCTTCTTGCACAGCGACTGTTGCGCTCTGAGCTTTTCCGAAGCACGCATCATGTAGGTAGCCACCGCTTCCTTGATGGGTGCCAGGTCCGTGAGCCGCTTCCCGAACATCCGACTACAGCAGATCTCCTGCTTCGGCGGGTCCGGCTCGTCCAGCTCCAGGCACGGCGTACTGGCCAGCTCCCGGGCAGTCTTCTCGATCACCACGCTGAACTTCTTGCGTAGCGTCCACGGGTCGGCCTTCGCCAAGTCCATCGCGGTCCTGATCCCCATAGCGTCCAGATGAAGTTTCATCTTGCGACCGACGCCCCAGACCTCGGACACGTCGGTGTTGCGCAGAACCCAGTCACGCTTAAATGGATCGCAGATATCGACCACGCCGCCGGTTTCCACCTGAAGCCGTTTGGCGGTGTGGTTCGCCAGCTTTGCCAGGGTTTTGGTATGGGCGATCCCAACCCCGACCGGAATGCCGGTGCAGCGCAGTACCTGGCTGCGGATCTTCCGCCCAAGGGCATCCCGCCCGTCGATGCCGGTCATGTCGGCGAAGGCTTCGTCGATGCTGTAGACCTCAACGGCAGGCACCATTGATTCAATGAGTGTCATGACCCGCTCGCTCATGTCGCCATAGAGCGCGTAATTCGAGGAGAACGGGACGATGCCGTGCTTATGCAGTTTGTGCTTGATCTGGAAATACGGCTCGCCCATCTTCACATAGGGCTTCGCGTCGTAACTGCGGGCGATCACGCAGCCGTCGTTGTTGCTCAGCACCACGATGGGCACGCGGGCCAGGTCGGGTCGAAACACGCGCTCGCAACTGGCATAGAAGCTGTTGCAGTCGATCAGGGCGAAAACTGGCTGGGGTTTAGACATGGCTGCGCACGCTGCACGTGATGACGCCCCAGATCACTAGCTCGTCGCCCTCAAGCACGTGCCTGGGTGGATACTTTGGGTTCTCCGAAAGGAGAATCAGCTCCCTACCACGAATGCACAGCCGCTTGCATACGGGCTCGTTATTCAGCAGGGCCACGACGATGTGCCCGTGCGCAGGCTCAAGAGCACGGTCCACGACGGCAAGGTCACCCTCAAAAATACCGGCACCTTGCATGCTCTCACCCGCGATGGACACCAGGTACACATGCGGGGCGCGAATGTTCAGAACCTCATCCAATGAGATGTGCGCTTCGATGTGGTCCGCCGCTGGAGATGGAAACCCGGCGGGCACTCGAAACGAACATAAGGGCAGCTTCAAGCCACCCTCGGCAATAGGACCTGAAATAGAAAAACTCATGACGCATGCTCTAGAGTACTGTATGAACATACAGTTAACTTTGTACAAGGTTGTCGGTCAATTTTGTATAGGAAAAATCTGACAGGCGGGGCCCCGCTGATGCATGACAGAGCGCTATCAAGGCCTGAAGCTATCTCCCATCCGAGCAGAAGCGACTTGGTGCTCAGGAGGGGCTGGATCGTCTATATTGTCGCTAGGCCAAAGCTCGGGAACTCGACAGGCACATATTCAAACATTAAGGAATACGAATTATGCCGGAATATGCGTTTCTTGATCACGACGGGAGATTTGGGGCTATATGGTACGATGACGGAAGCGATATCAATGTTTTTCTGCCTCACGTTGACCAAGAAATACAAAAAAGCTCTTTAGAGTTCTGGCGTGAACGTTATGAGTATGTGGGAAAACCCGAAGAAAAATTAGCATTTGCTCCTGAAATACATGCAGCCGCCTTAGCCGCCAGCCTGGTACACTCATATATTAATATGAGCACTATAAAACCGCTCGTACGGCCCCGTGGTAGTTATCACCCAAGAGTTTGGAGGGGAATACCGCCGAAGCATATGCTTGACGAAGGGTATAACGGCCTACCACGCGATCCGACCGAAGATCACATTTATCTAGAAAGCACACTTGCTGCGTCAAGCTTACTGGAGGAGTTAACGGGGCTTTTCCGTACCATAACACCGGCGCCTGCAAACGATACAGCTTATGGGCATCGAATCCGAGAGTTGCTGATCCTGGCGTGCACAGAGGTAGAGGCCGCGTGGAGGGGCATATACACGGCAAACTGCACGTCAACAAAAAATTCTTATTCAACAAAAGAATATGTGAGATTAAAGCCTTTATTAAAGCTCGACGAATGGGCTGTGCGTTTAAAAGACCACCCAAGTTATCCTCCAATCGCGCCATTCATCGGATGGAGCGACACGGATGGAATGACTACCAAAAGCTTGTCATGGTACGCCGATTACAACGCAATAAAGCACAACAGAGAGAATGAATTTCAGAAAGCGTCAATGGGGTCACTGATCAAAGCCATGGCTGCTGTCCATATTCTTCAAGTTGCTCAATGGGGACCAGAGCTTTTTCAAAGATTTCACGGCAATCGATACTCCGCCTTTGAAACTTGCAAGACTCCTATATACGAACCGGAAGAACAATACATCGTACCTTCTGTGGGACTTCATCCAAAACTCAAAACGCCATTCTTCGGATAGCGCTCGTAAGCGAAGCCATATGACCACAAGGGGGCAAGCTACTGCTCTTGCTTGCCAGTCTCATAATCCCGGAATCTCATTACTTCTTCTCCCAACCAATCGTTTAGTTGTGACATACGCGTCTGAATGGGCTCAAGTTCGTTGGCCGCATAGATCTGCGCCGCCTCCCTGACCGATCCAAATCCACCCGCGTTCTGCGGCACAATTCCCATCAACTGCGGTGGAATACGCAGGCTAGCCAGTACATCGTCACGGGTCTGATTCTTGATCGAGTTGAATTCATCCTTAGCCGCCACCTCGCTGACGGGGATGAGTTGAATCCCGTCCTTCTTGCCGGTCGGCGAATAGACAAATAGATTCCGAAAATTCCCCGGCCCCTTGGACTCTTTCAGTGCCTTACGCAAAGCATCGATATCTGCCTCGGTCTGCGCCGCATCGGTCATGTACAAAATGAACCCGGCGTGACTGCCGTTCTCGTAATACTTGCGCCGGAACAGGGTCGCCGACTCGTTGAGCAATGCCGATTGCAGCGCGCTGATCCACTCCGGCAACCCGTAGATCTCCTGGTGCAAATCAGCCTCGCGCAGGTGAAAAACGCTCCCCGGCTCGAAGGCGTGCTCGTTCTTCCAGCCCTGAACCTGGTAGAACTGCCCCTCTGGCCCAACCCGCATGTACTTCGCCAACGACGGCACCAGTTGCCGCGTACCGCCCAGGACCGAACGGCGTTTCTCCAGATACGCGTTGCCAAGGCACAGAAAGTCCAGGGCGAACTGCTCGAAAGCCGCCCGGGACAGCATTGGATGGGGGATAAACGTCTTGCTCAACAGGTTGCGCTTGAACATCAACCCCGAATGCAGATGCACGCTCGCGCCCACTGACCGGGCCAGTCCATTGAGCGACAACGGCGGCTCATACCACCGCCCGTTGAACCAGCATTCCAGATAGTCGAACACCTCCCTACCACCCAACACCGGCGTAGGGTCCCCGAAACTGAACACCTGGGTACCCGCACTGACGGCATCGAGCGTAGCCGGCAACAGTTCCTGGCTGGCGAGTTGTTCGTTCATGTGAAAATCTCCATTCGCCCGGTATTGGCAGCGGTCTGCCCTTCGAGCGGTTCGTTCTGCAATGCGTGGAAGAGCGCCCAGGCCAGGTCGGCATGGCCGGTGTTGTCGTTGCGGCCGGCGGTGTAAGTGAACTGGCGACCGCCTGCGGTGATGGTTTTGCGGATTGCCATGAGCGACTGGGCCATGTCGGTCCACCCGGCATCGAACTCCAGCCGCCCCTTGTGGATCACGTCGTAGGCCTTCAGCACCAAGCGGGTTTTCACCTCGGGCGAGTAGCTGAAGGTCGTCACGGCCGGGAAGAACTGGCGCACCAGCTGGGCCACGCCGCTGCCCAAGCCGGTGACGTCGATGCCGATGTAGGTCACCCAGTAGCGGTCGCACACGCCCTTGATGGCGGCGGCCTGGGCGGCGAAGTCCATGCCGCGAAACTGGTGACGCTCGAGCACACGGAATTTGCCGCCCGGCACCAGTGGTGGTGCGACCACCACCAGGCCGGAACAATCGCCCGTCTCGGCCGGGTCATAGCCGACCCACACCTGGCGGTCGCCGAACGGACGCATGGCAAATGGTTTGTAGTCCTCGGCCCACTCCACCCAGCTATCGACCATGCAGGACTGCAACACCGACAGCGGAAAGATGCTCGCGCCGTCATCGACGAACTCGCACATCAGCAGATTGGCGAACGCCTCGGGGCTGTACTCCCGGCGCAGCTCTTCGATGTCGAACAGGTCGCAGCCGCCCCGCTCCGCGTCGAGGATGCTGACGATCTGGCGCCACAGCCGGTCCTCACAGAACCGTCCCTGCTGGAGCGCGCCGTGAGTCACGTCCACCTTGGTGTGCTGCGCGGCGGGCTTGCCTTTGTTGAAGCGCTCGCCCGTCCAGAAGGTGTAGGCCTCGTGAGCCATGCTCGACGGTGTGGAGAAATAGGTTTTGCGCCACTTCTTGTGCATCGCCATGCCCGAAGCGACCTTGTTCAACTCCTCGAACTTGAACGTCCAGAAGAACTCGTCGAAGTAGAAATTGCCGTGGTAGCCCTGGGCGGTGCGGGCGTTGGTCCCGAGGAAAAACAGCTCGGCGCCGTTGGGCAGCACAATCGGGTCACCGGTCAGCTCAACGCCGATGACTTCCCGGGCGAAGGCCTGGATGTAGCCACGGAACAGGTAGGCCTGGTTCTTCGAGGCCGACAGAAAAATCTGGTTGCGGCCGGTGTCCAGGGCGTCGATGAACGCCTCGCGGGCGAAGTAGTACGTGGCGCCGATCTGCCGGCTCTTGAGGATGACGCGGGTGCGTTGGTTGCCGGCCCGGTACCAGTCTTTCTGGTAGTCGAAACAGCCGTCGATGAACGCCTCGCGCAGCAGCTCGATCTGGTCTTCGCTGATGTCGTTCTTCGGAGATTTTTTCTTTGGCCCCTCGTTGCGCTTGGCGAGGTTCGGGTTGAGGTCGGTTTCGGTACCGCCGCCCTGGAAGCGCTGAATACGGGCCTGGCGTTCAAGCTGGCGGTGCAGCAGGTCGATCTCCTTGAAATCGCCGCCGGTCTTGTTGTCCTTGAGGATCAACTGCACCAAGCGCGCTTCCAGGGCGCCGCCGATGCGCTCGACGTTGTCGGCCCGGTCCCACTCATCGCGGGCCTTCCAGCTGTGTAGCGTTTTTTCTTTTTCGCCCGTAGCCTCGGCAATCTCGCAGATGCGCCAACCCATCCAGTACAGGAACTTGGATTGGCGTCGCGGATCGATAGGCAGCAGGGTGGTCGTCGTCATGGCCGAGATGCTGCCGCCCACGGCGGCGACTCAATAGCGCCGCCCCTTGTACCCTCCCCGCCTACAGTCCCGTCTCGTTGCCGCCGCTCGCGCCCGTGACGACCATGCCCCTCATTGCAACGCACTGCTCAACCAGCAGGCGCCCCACGCACTGAGGATTCCCGGCATGAAGAAGTTTCGCAGCAACTGGTTCCGCGTCGCCGTCGAGGGCGCTACTTCGGACAAGCGCACCATCAAACGCAGCTGGCTGGAACAGGCCGCCAAGAACTTCAACCCGTCCACCTACGGCGCACGTATTTGGCTGGAGCATTTCCGCAGCCTGTTGCCCGATAGCCCGTTCAAGGCCTACGGCGATGTCCTGGCAGTGAAAACCGAAGAGGTGGACATCAACGGCCAGAAAAAACTGGCCCTGTTCGCCCAGGTTGAGCCCACTCCTGAGCTGATCGCCATGAACAAGGCGAAACAAAAGATCTACACCTCCATCGAAATCGACGACAGCTTTGCCGACACCGGCGAAGCCTACATCGTCGGCCTGGCAGTAACCGACTCGCCCGCCAGCCTGGGCACCGACGTCCTGGCGTTCTCCGCCCAGAAACCTGACGCCAGCCCCTTCAAGGATCGCCACTACTCGGCAACGTCGATGTTTACCGAGGCGGTGGAAACCGAGTTGAAGTTCGAAGAAATCGAAGAGAAGCCCAGCATCGGCGCCCAGCTGTTCAACAAGGTGCAAGCGCTGCTGACGGGCAAACAGGCCAAGGACGATACCGAATTCGCCCAGATCGGCGAAGCCGTCGAAGCCATCGCCGAACACGTCAAGGATCTGCCCGACCAACTGGCCGCAGAAAAGCAATTTTCCGCGGGGCTGAAAACCCAGCTCGACCAGGTCAGCACGGAACTCACAGAGCTGAAAAATAAGCTCTCCAACACCCAGGACCACAGCCAGAAAACGCGTCCGCCTGTAACCGGCGGCAACGACCTGGTCGTGACCGACTGCTGACAGTCAGCCCAACCACAGCCCCGAATCATGAAGGACTATCAAGATGCGTAACGACACCCGAGTACTGTTCAACGCCTACCTGCAGCAACTGGCGCAACTGCATGGGGTGACTGATGTCACCACCAAATTCACCGCAGACCCCAGCGTCGCCCAGACCTTGGAAACCCGCATTCAAGAATCCAGCGCGTTCCTCAGCGCCATCAACGTCTACGGCGTATCGGAACAGTCGGGTGAAAAGGTCGGCATCGGTATCGACGGCACCATTGCCAGCACCACCGACACCACTACCAAAGATCGCGAGCCCCGCGACCCAAGCGGCCTGGACGACCGTGGGTACACCTGCACCCAAACCAACTTCGATACCAGCCTGCGCTACCAGAAGCTGGACCAGTGGGCCAAGTTCAAGGACTTCCAGGCACGCATCCGCGACGCCATCATCAAAGCCCAGGCCCTCAACCGGATCATGATTGGCTGGAACGGCATCAGCCGCGCCGCGACATCCAACCCGGCCATCAATCAACTGTTGCAAGACGTCAACATCGGCTGGCTTCAAAAGATGCGCCTGGAAAACCCTGCCCGGGTTCTGGATGAGGTGGTGGCCGGCAGCGGCAAAATCGAAATCGGCGCCGGCAAGGACTTTGAAAACATCGACGCTCTGGTCGTCAGCATGGTCAACGAGTTCATCGAGCCTTGGTATCAAGAGGACACCGAACTGGTGGTCATCTGCGGTCGCCAACTGCTGGCCGACAAGTACTTCCCAATCATCAACAAGACCCAGGCGCCGACCGAAATGCTGGCGGCCGACATCGTCACCAGTCAAAAGCGTCTCGGCAACCTGCCGGCGGTGCGTGTGCCGCACTTCCCGGCCAACGGCTTGCTGGTCACCCGTCTGGATAACCTGTCGCTGTACTGGCAGGAAGGTACCCGCCGCCGCACCGTGGTGGACAACGCTAAGCGCGACCGCATCGAGAACTACGAATCGGTGAATGAAAGCTACGTCATCGAAGACCTGGGCTGCGCGGCCATGGCCGAAAACATCACCCTGAACTAAGGCGGCCATCATGACCAACCCCTGCCGCCGTCACTTTGAACGTGTCACTGCCGCCATCGAGGCGGCAACGACCGAGCCCACCCAAACCATGGCCGGCGCCACGGCCTACGAGCACCAGCTCAATCAGTTGCTGCAAGACCGCCTGCGCCTGAAACAGGTCCAGTCCAACCAGGGCAAGGCTGAACTCAAGCGTCAGTTGCTACCGAGCTATGAATCCTACGTGCAAGGTGTGCTGGAAGGCGGCCAGGGCGCACAGGACGAGGTGCTGACCACCGTCATGGTTTGGCGCTTCGATGCCGGCGACTTCACCGGTGGCCTCGACATAGCGACCTACGTGCTGAAGCACAAGATGGTCATGCCCGACCGCTTCGCCCGCACCTTGGGCTGCCTGGTCGCCGAGGAGGTCGCCACGGCAGCCTTCAAGGCCCAGAAGGTGGGTGAGCCGTTCGACCTGGCCATCCTGCATCGCACCGCCGAACTCACCGACACCGAAGACATGCCCGACCAGGCCCGCGCCAAGCTGTTTCTCGCCATGGGCCGCGCCACGCTGGAAGGCATCACCGAAGAGGCGCCGGGGCAACTCGGCCAGCTCCAGGCCGGTGTGGACCTGCTGAAAAAAGCCATCGCCCTGCACGACGCCTGCGGTGGCAAGAAAGATCTGGAGCGGGCCGAACGCCTGCTCAAGAAACTCGTCGGCCCTGCCGGCTAACCGAGCGTCCCCACGCACCCCGCCGGCTCGGGGCGGATCGGCCAGGCCGCTCCTCCTGAACGTGAAGCCCCGACCACCGGCGACCTATTTTTGAGTGCTGTTCCATGAGTGGATTCGTAGCCAGTGGCCCCGTCGCCAGCGGCCATATCAACACCGACGCCTTCTGGCCCTCAATCGATCTGGATCAGTTGCGCGCCACGCTACGGATCGACGCCAGCGTCACCGCGCCTCGCCTGGAAACCGCCGCTGTCGCCGCCGCCATCAGCGTCAACCGCGAATTGAGCGAATGGCGCGTCACCCAGCAAGCCGCAGGCCATGCCGAACTGGCAGACGTTCCCGGTGACAAGATCAACGACGTGCCGGTACTGGTGCACCTCTACCGCCGCGCCATCGAAGCCGCGACCGGCGCCGAAGTGTGTGAGCGCTACCGCTCCTACGACACCACCAACAGCGGCAACCAGAACGCCGAAGACCTCACGCCAAATATCGACGACTACCGCCGCGACTTGCGCTGGGCCGTGCGTGACTTCCTTGGCATCAACCGCACCACTGTGGAGTTGATTTGATGCCCGTCACCGTCCGCGCCTTCCAGAACGACACCGTTGACGCCCTGTGCTGGCGGCACTACGGCCGCACCGCCGGTGTGACCGAGGCGGTACTCGAAGCCAACCCCGGCCTGGCCGACTACGGCCCGATCCTGCCTCAAGGCCTGTCTGTGCAAATGCCTGAAGCCCAGGCCACCGCCCCACAGCGGCAGATGGTGAACCTATGGGACTGATCAGCCAGCAACGAGCCTACACACCCACCCACTCTGGATTACGGAATGAAGCGCATGCCTGAACGTCCCGACACATGGGCCTGGCTCGCCGCCTGGCTCGAACAGAACTGGCCGGCCCTGTACGCGGGCATCCTGGCCCTGACTATCGCCGCCCTACGGATCATGTACGGCGGCGGAACGCTGCGCCGAATGGCAGTAGAGGCCCCGCTTTGCGGCGCCCTTGCACTGGCCGCCAGTCACGGCTTGGCACTGCTCGGTATCCCCGCCTCCACCGCGCCTTTCTTCGGTGGTGTGATCGGTTTGCTCGGCGTCGAGGGAACTCGCGCCGCCGCCAAAAAGTTCTTCACCCGCAAGGTAGAACAGCTATGACGACACTTCGCCACGGCGACCGCTCGCAAGCGGTGCGCATCCTTCAAAAAAATCTGAACGACCAAGGCGCCGGGCTGGTGGTGGACGGCGACTATGGCGATTCCACCGAAGCGGCAGTGCGGACGTATCAGTTGAAAGTCGGTTTGGTCGCCGATGGCGTTGCCGGCGAAAAGACCCAGTCCAGCCTGGCTGGCGGTGACTGCCAGCTCCTGCTGAAAAATGAAGATCTGGTGCAGGCCGCGCAGATCCTCGACGTACCACTGGCGAGCATCTATGCCGTCAACGAGGTAGAATCCAAGGGCAAAGGCTTCCTGGCGAATGGCAAGCCGGTGGTTCTGTTTGAGCGGCACATCATGTACCGCCAGCTCGTCACCCCACGCCACGAAGGCGACAACCCCGACGAACTCAAACGCCACGCCGACCAACTGGCCGTCGCCAATCCGGCCATCGTCAATCCGAAATCCGGCGGCTATGCCGGTGGCACTGCTGAGCACCAGCGCCTGAGCCATGCACGTCTGATCGACGACACCGCCGCGCTGGAATCCGCCTCCTGGGGTGCCTTCCAGATCATGGGCTTTCACTGGCAGCGGCTGGGCTACTCCAGCGTGCAGGCATTCGTCGAGGAGATGAGCGCAGGCGAGTCTCAGCAGTTCACCGCGTTCGTGCGTTTCATCCAGACCGACCCGGTTCTGCATAAGGTGTTGAAGGCCCGCAAATGGCCCGAATTCGCGAAGCTCTACAACGGCCCGGACTACCAGCGAAACCTGTACGACATCAAGCTCCAGCGCGCCTACGAGCGACACGCGGACTGCGGCTGCGGCCAGGCGGTAGCGGCATGATCGATCTGGACGCGGTGCGCAAACTGGACATTCAGGACGGCAACTTGTTGGTGGTGCCGGAAAATACTGACCAAGAGGATATGAGGCTGCTGCTGGAAGCCTTGAACCGCATGAAGTCGGGTTGCCAAGTGCTGATCGTGCGAGGACCTCTGGAACTGATGGACGTGGGCGCCATGAACAAACTGGGCTGGTACCGCGCATGAGTACCCTGCGCCAGGCGTTCTACGGTATCGCCCTGCTTGGCGCCCTGGCGCTACTCATCTGGGGCCAAGAGCAACGCATCACCGTGGCCGAGAAAAATACCGAACTGGCTGCGAAGGATACTAAAACCGCTCGCGATGAAGCTGACAGGCTGCGTTCAAACCTGAGTGCGCTGCAAACCACTCTGAACGACGAGCGCATTGCCCAGGGCGCTCTGCGGACTCAACAAAATCAACTGCGCCAAGGCCTGGCAAAGCGCGAGCAAACCATCGAGGCACTGAAACGTGAAAACGAAGACCTTCGCGACTGGGCTATCCAGCCTTTGCCTGAGCTTGCTCGCCGGCTGCGCGAGCGCCCCGCCCTCACCGGCGCCGACGCTTATCGTCAGTGGCTGTCCGGCCGTGGTGCCCTGCACCCTGCCGGCGACAAACCCACTCAATAACGGCGATCAGCTCACCGACCAGGACCGCATCGAAGCCGCCTGGGCTGAATGCGCAAGCCAGGTGGATATGGTTTACAAGCACCAACAGGCCCAGCCATGAACAAGCCCAACAGCCTCAAGGCTCACTTGCTCGCCACCGTGGCCGAACTGAAGGACAACCCCGACCGGCTGTTGATCTTCATCGACAACGGCAAAATCCGCTGCACCGCGGCTGCTTCGCTGTCGTTCGAATACAGCTTTGATTTACAGGTCATCCTCACCGACTACGCAGGTCACCCCGACAGCGTCATGTTGCCGTTGCTGGGCTGGCTGAGCGTGAACCAGTCCGAACTGCTGGAGAATCTGAACAAGTCTGCCGAGGGCATCCAGTTCGAGGCCGACATCCTGGACAATAGCAAGGTGGACCTGAGCCTGACACTGCCGCTGACCGAGCGTGTGGTTGTGGGGAAAGACACCGATGGCAATACCACCGTCCACCATCCTGGTGAACCTCGGCAGGTAGCCGCGTTCCTCGATCCGGAGTGGATACCTGGTGCCCAAGGCAATGGCAGTGAATGGGTCGTGCCTAAGTGACCAACCGATTGGAAGCACTGGAGGATTGGGCCGCCGGCCTGCTGGGACAACTGGAACCGGCATCGCGCAACAAACTGGCCCGCAGCATCGGCCAGGCCCTGCGGCGCAGCCAGCAACAGCGAATCATTGCCCAGCGCAACCCAGACGGCAGCAAATACGCGCCGCGAAAGCAGCGCAACCTGCGTGGGAAGCAAGGGAGAGTGAAACGAAAGGGACAAATGTTTCAGAAGCTGCGCACGGCGAAATTTTTGAAGGTTCAGGGCGACGGCAGTGCCATCTATATCGGCTTTACCGGGCGACTTGCCCGGATTGCCAGGGTGCACCAATATGGATTGAAAGACCGTGCTGAGCGGGGAGCATCCGAAGTGAAATATGACCAGCGTGAAGTGCTCGGTTTTACAGAAGCGGACCTCGATTTGATCCGCGACAGTCTTTTAATTGCGTTCACTAGCAATCAATAAATCATGCTGCTCGTGCAGCTTCGCTGATTACTCGCTTAAGCTCATCGCAGGCTTCACCAAACGCCATTTGTGCACCGGCAGCTGGGCCCTTGAATACGTCTCCGGCACGACCTTGTTTATAAGCGGACTTATGAGCGGCATTAACCTCATTGATAGATTCACGTGCTTCCATTACTTTTTCATAAGCAGGTCCTAACTGAACACCATAAATATCAATGATCATTTCGATCCGGCTGAAATCGAAGCCGCCTAAGTCTTTGGTGCTGGTTCTATCAAGGTATTCGTTGTAATCAATATGTCCATCCATGACTAAATTCAGATTCATGTATTGGCTGAAGAAAAGGTTTCCCCAATGACAAACGAGAATGTACAGCTCCTCTAAGCGTTCTTTTTTTATTTTTTGACTGCTAAGACGCTCTTCATGTGCCAATTGCTGCATTTGCCTTTTCGCATTTGCATTGTTTGTAAGCCAGACACCAAACGTTGTCAGCAGAGATCCAAAAATTACGCCTGAAAGACCAACAAATGATTCTGATGAAGCTTTCGCCACCAATTCTGTAAGCACAACACTGGCTCCTGCCATAACGGAAAAGCTGGAAAGTACGCCCTCCATGACTCCCTGTCTATTGGGGTTTGTAGCTTAAATGCCTACAACCTTAGGTTGCTGTGCACGCGTGCGCGGGACGCGAACATGGGCGCCATGAACGACTTAGCCACCCTCGCCCGCCTGATCGAAAACCTCATCCGCTTCGGCACCATCGCTGCCGTCCAGATGCAGCCCCCGCGCGTGCAGGTCAAAACCGGAACCCTGACCACAGCCTGGCTACCGTGGGTCGCTCTGCGGGCCGGCGCTGACCGGGAGTGGAACCCCCCGACCGTCAATGAACAAGTTCTACTGTTCAGCCCCTCGGGCCAGCTCGGCAACGGCGTCGCCTTGACCGGCCTCTTCAGCGACCAAATCCCCGCCAACGGCGACCGCGAAGGCCTGCACCGCGTCACCTACCGCGACGGCACGGTGATCGAGTACGACAGCGTTGCTCACCACCTCAACGCCACTCTCACCGATGGCGGCACCACCAACCTTATCAGCACCGGCGGCATCAACATCGTCGGCAACATCACGCATCAGGGCGATTACACCCAGACCGGCAACCAGAACGTCACCGGTAAGGTCACCGTGTCGGAAGATGTAGTGGCCGCAGGCATCAGCTTGGTGAAACACCTGCACGGCGGCGTCATGCCTGGCAGCGGCAAGACGGGGAAACCAGAATGAACCGACACACCGGCGCCGCCATTACCACCGTGGAGAGCATCGCCCAATCCATGAGCGATGTCCTCAGCACGCGCCTCGGTACCCGGGTGATGCGCCGCGAATACGGCAGCCTGCTGCCCGAACTGGTGGACCACCCTTTCAACGACATTACCCGCTTGCAGGTGTACGCCGCCACCGTCATGGCGCTGATGCGCTGGGAGCCCCGTATTAGCCTGAGCCGCGTGCAGTTCCAGGGCGCCACCCTGCAAGGTCAAACATCACTGGACATCGAGGGCAGCATCGTCGATAGCAACGAGCCGCTGAGTCTGAGCGTGCCGCTGAACCTTGGGGGTAGCGCATGAACTCATTCGTCGCGATTGACCTGGGCCAGCTCCCTGCGCCCGAAGTCGTGGAGCAAATCGATTACGAGCGGATCCTCGCCGAGCGCAAGACCTACGCCATCAGCCTCTGGCCGGTCGAGGAACAAGCCGAAATCGCCGCACGGCTTGAGCTGGAATCTGAGCCCCTGACCAAACTGCTCCAGGAGAACGCCTACCGCGAGACGGTGTGGCGCCAGCGCGTCAATGAAGCATCCGTCGCCAACATGCTGGCCCTGGCAAAGGGCAACGATCTGGAGAACCTGGCAGGCAACTTTAACGTCAAGCGCCTGGTCATCCAGGCTGCCAAGCCCACAGCCGTGCCGCCGGTACCATTGCTGATGGAAAGCGACGACAGTCTGCGAGAGCGGGCTCAAATGGCATGGGAAGGGCTGAGCACCGCAGGCCCGCGCAATAGCTACATCTTCCATGCGCGGTCTGCTGACGGCCAGGTGGCCGACGCCACTGCCGAGAGTCCTGCCCCGGCCGAGGCGGTGGTCACCGTTCAATCGATCCTGGGTGACGGTACCGCCTCGCCCGCGCTGCTGGCAAAGGTCAATGCCTACCTCAGCGACGACGACCGCCGCCCTGTCGCGGATCGCCTGACGGTGCAAAGCGCGCAGGTCATCAACTACCAGGTCAAGGCCAAGCTGTTTCTTTCGACGTCCGGCCCTGAGAGCGAGTTGATTCTCGCGGCAGCCAATGCGCAGTTGCTGGCCTTCGTGCACCAGCGGCGACGCCTGGGCTTGGAGGTATCGGAATCGATTATCCACGCCTCGCTGCACGTTGAGGGGGTGCGCAAGGTCGTGCTTGAGAACTGGGCAGACATCGTTGCCACGAAGTACCAGGCGCCGTATTGCACGGCCATCGACTTGGCGTTGGGGGTTGAATGATGGCAGACACGCCGCTGCTCCCCAGCAATTCGACACCATTGGAGCGCCAAGCAGCGCAAGCGCTGGCGCAAATCCAGCGGGTGCCAATTCCGCTGCGCACGCTTTACAGCCCCGACCTCTGCCCGCTACCTCTTTTGCCTTACCTGGCCTGGGCCTTCTCCGTGGACCGCTGGGACAGCAAATGGACAGAAGCGGCCAAGCGCGCCGCCATCCGCAGTGCGTACTACATCCATTCGCGCAAGGGCACTATCGGCTCACTGCGCCGCGTCGTTGAACCGCTCGGCTACCTGATTGAAATCATCGAATGGTGGCAGACAGTTCCGGTCGGCCCTCGCGCCACCTTCAGGCTCAAAGTCGGCGTGCTCGACACCGGGATCACCGAGGAAATGTACCAGGAACTCACCTGGTTGATCGACGATGCCAAACCGCTGACCCGCCACCTGACCGGGCTCGCCATCAGCCTGGAGACCAGCGGTTCAGTTCGAATTGGCGCCTGCATCACCGAAGGCGACGAAATTGATATCTACCCACCTTCACAGCGAGACATTGAGGTCACGGGCTATATCCATCAGGGCGGCCGTGAACACCAGATCGACACCATGGACATCTACCCATGACAGACCAAAACACCCAGTTTTTTGCAATCCTCACCGCTATTGGCAAGGCCAAGCAGGCCAACGCGGACGCCCTGGGCGTTCCCTGGACATTCGCGCAAATGGGAGTGGGCGATGCCAATGGAATCGATCCAATCCCCAGTGAGCAGCAGACGCGCTTGATCAACGAACGCCGCCGGGCGCCACTGAACCAACTGAAGGTTGACCCAGCCAACCCAAACATCATCATCGCCGAGCAGGTCATCCCTGAGAACGTCGGCGGTTGGTGGATTCGTGAGGTCAGTCTGTATGACGCCGACGGCGACATGGTCGCGGTGGCGAACTGCGCGCCAAGCTTCAAGCCGTTGTTGACACAAGGGTCGGGCCGTACGCAGGTGGTGCGGATGAACCTCATCGTCAGCAACACCGCCAACGTAGAGCTGAAGATCGACCCCTCGGTTGTATTGGCGACCCGTCAATACGTCGATATGAAGATCTTGGAAGAGCTGAACAAGCAGGACTTCAAAAACTCGGTGCTGGTGGCTACTACAGCAGCCATTAATCTGGCTGGCGCGCAAACGATCGACGGTGTGGCGGTACCCGTGGGTGCCCGGGTGCTAGTGAAGAATCAAGCGGCAGCCAAAGACAACGGTATCTACATCGTGGCCGCAGGTGCTTGGCCTCGTTCAACTGATGCCGACTCATCCGCCGATGTCACTTCGGGCCTGACGGTCAGCGTCGAGTCAGGTACCGCCCAAGCCGATACGGTGTGGCAGCTCATGACGGACGGTCCAATTGTCCTGGGCACAACAGCACTGAATTTTCAGGACATCACCAACGGCTTTGCTCGCCTGCTGTCGCCGACCTTCACGGGCATGCCCAAGGCCCCGACGCCAGGCCAGTTCGACAACACCAAGTTGCTTGCTACGACCGAATTTGTGAAACGGAGCGGACTTGAGTACTCATCCTTCAGCTCGAACAGCACGAGTCTGGTCCTTACCGCTGCACACGTCGGCGGCCTACACAGTTTCGCCAATGCAGCGCAATTGACGGTCACATTGCCGCCCTCCACCGGCGTTGCGCAAGGTGCCACTGTCACGCTGTTATGCGCAGGAGCTGGTGGGCTCAACGTCATTGGAGCCGGCAATGATGTAGTTTTTACCTCGACCGGTGTAGCTGGCGCTCTGTCGATGACGCAGGGCGACACTGCCGAATTCATACGTTTGCAGGATCAGTGGCGGTTGATCGGCGGTACCCTGGCGTTGCGGTTTGCCGGTGTAATGGCAGGCGAGTTCTACACAACTCGCCCTCTGCACGACAACACTAAGGCGCTGGCTACTACTGAATTTGTCCAGCGCGGCATGGGCAACTACCGAGGGTTCATCAGTGCCACTGGCGCGTTGACCCTGACCACCGGCAGTATTGGTTCTGTCATAACCTGCATCGGAACATTCACGGTCACGCTTCCCTTAGCCAGTGATAGCCGTAGCGGTTCAACGATCCACTTTCGAAACATTGGGAGTGGCACCATCACTATCGCTTGTGCCGGGGCTGATGCGGTCAATGCCGGCTCCGGCCAAGTCACCAGCATGGTACTTGCGCCCGGGACAAACCTTGAACTGATCAGCAACGGCGTGTCGGGTTGGTGGGCGTCCGGGTCCGCCCAGCTTGGCTACTCCGACATTTTCAGTGGGCAATACTCGCCGGCCGGTTTTCAGAAAGGTCCAAACGGGTTTATTGAGCAATGGATGCAAGCGACATTGTCTGCCGCAGGGACTGGAACGATCACCTACCCTCAGACACTTTCGGCTGTCTACTCAGTTCATCCAGTTGTAATTTTTGGGGGGACTTATTACGGCGTCTCGGTTGACGGCCCCCCTGGGTTGTCTTCATGCGGACTGAGAGCGAGTGCAGCAGCGCCATTGGGCGTATTTGTCCGAATCATTGGGAAACGTTAACCATGCCTTACTACATCGCCGATATTCGTGGGTTCGATCACTCAGAAACCCAGCCTGCTGGATCGGTATTCATTTCCGATGAAGACTTCCAGGCTTTATTCAGGGAAGTAGCGAATCGCCCTGGTGCCTCGATAGTCCCTAACCGACAAGGTTATCCAGTGTTGCAGGATGCACCTGAGCCGACTCCAACAGAGCTGGCCGCTGCTGCGTTGGTTCGTCGTGATGAACTGCTGGCCCGGGCAGCATTACGAATAGCACCACTGCAGGATGCGGTGGATACTGATCAAGCCTCTGAAATAGAAATCCAACGGCTGAAGTTATGGAAGAACTATCGAGTGGAACTCAATCGGATCGCTCAGCAGGACGGATTCCCGGCTTCCGTTGCCTGGCCCATTGAGCCCGTGTCCAACGAAAGCTGACGTTGGCCTAGCTGTACGCACCTCACGTTGTAAACCCAGCCCCTACAAACCTGCGCGCTCGCCCAACCGGCGCGCGCGCGGCAGCCTGTGCACTGTCATCCCAATCACTGCGCAGGCAAACCCATGTCCGATTATCTTCACGGCGTGCGGGTCATCGAACTCAACGACGGCACCCGCCCCTTTCGCACCATACCCACCGCTGTTATCGGCATGGTCTGCACGGCCGACGATGCCGATGCCACCGTTTTCCCATTCGACACACCGGTACTGCTGACCAACGTCCAAGCTGCCATCGGCAAGGCCGGCACCACAGGCACGCTGGCGAAGAGTCTTCAGGCCATCGCCGACCAGACCAAGCCCTTCACAATCGTCGTGAGGGTGAAGGAAGGCGAAACTGAGGCAGAAACCACTAGCGCCCTGATCGGTACCACCACCGCCGAGGGCAAATACACCGGTATGAAAGCCCTGCTCGCTGCCAAGGCCCGCGTTGGCATGGTGCCGCGCATCCTTGGTGTGCCAGGCCTCGACAGCCTGCCGGTGGCCACCGCCCTTATCACCATCGCCCAGCAGCTGCGCGGCTTTGCTTACGTCAGTGCATGGGGCTGCAAAACCAAGGAAGAAGTGGTCGCCTACCGTGACAACTTCGGCGCCCGGGAAGCCATGGTCATCTGGCCGGAGTTCCAGAACTGGAGCACCGTCACCAACACGACCGTCACCGCCTCGGCCGTGGCCCGTGCATTGGGCCTGCGCGCCAAGATCGACCAGGAAGTGGGCTGGCACAAAACCCTGTCCAACGTCGCCGTCAACGGCGTGACCGGCATCAGCGCGGACGTGTTCTGGGATCTGCAAAACCCAGCCACAGACGCCAACTACCTCAACAGCAACGAAGTCACCACGCTGATCAATGAGGGCGGCTTTCGCTTCTGGGGCAGCCGCACCACCAGCGAAGACCCGCTGTTTGCCTTCGAGAACTACACCCGCACCGCGCAGATCCTCGCCGACACCATGGCCGAGGCGCACATGTGGGCTGTGGACAAGCCGCTGCACGCGTCCCTGGTGCGCGACATCATCGAAGGGGTCAATGCCAAATTCCGCGAAATGGTCGCGGCGGGCTACCTGATCGGCGGTAAGTGCTGGTACCCAGACGACGCCAACGACAAGGACACGCTCAAGGCCGGCAAGCTGTTCCTGGACTACGACTACACGCCGGTACCGCCGCTGGAAGACCTCACGTTGCGGCAACGCATCACCGACCGCTACCTGATCGACTTCGCCAGCAAGATCAACAGCTAACCAGGGCCTCCCCGCAAGGGGAGCTGACCCGTGCCTGAGCAACGGAGACACGCACCATGGCTATGCCTCGCAAACTCAAAAACCTCAACCTGTTCAACGACGCCAACAGCTACTTGGGCGTGGTCAAAACTGTCACCCTGCCCCCGCTCGGCCGCAAGATGGAAGGCTATCGCGGCGGCGGCATGAACGGCCCGGTCAAGGCCGATCTGGGCTTCTCGGATGATGGCATCCAATTCGAATGGAAGACCGGCGGCCTGGATCTGATCGCACTCAAACAGTTCGGCGCCGTCAACGCCTCGGGCGTCGCGTTGCGCTTCACCGGATCGTTCCAGCAGGACGACACCGCCGAGATCAGCGCCGTAGAAGTCGTAATGCGCGGCCGGCACGAAAACATCGAAATGGGCGATGCGCAGCCGGGTGAAGACACCGAGCACAGCATCACCACCACCTGCACCTATTACAAACTGATCGTCGATAACGAAGAGATCATCGAAATCGACCTGCTCAATTTCATCGAAGTCGTCAATGGCGTGGACATGATGGCAGAGCAGCGCCGAGCCCTCGGCATCTGACCAATCTCGCCCTGACCCAGGGCGGTTAACCCTGCAAACTGGAGCAAGTTATGAAACCAGAAGACACCCTCGAAGCGCTGCCCCCGGTTGACGACAACACCGTCACCCTGGACACCCCGATCACCCGTGGTAAGACCGTCATTGAGAGCATCACCCTGCGCAAACCGCAATCCGGCGAGCTGCGCGGTGTGCAGTTGGTCGAGCTGCTGAACATGGACGTAGCCACCCTTATCAAGATCCTGCCGCGTATCAGTAGCCCAGGCATTACGGCGCCCGAAGCCGCCAGCATGGACCCGGCCGACCTGCTCGCCTGTGGTAGCAAGATTTCCGGTTTTTTGTTGCAGAAGTCGGTGAAGACGGACGCGTCCCTCGTTGCGTAGAAGATGCCATGGCCGACCTGGCTGTGGTTTTTCACTGGGCACCGGCTGACATGGACCTGCTGGGCCTTCAAGAGCTGATGGAGTGGCGCGAGCGCGCCCGGGTGCGGAGTTCCACTGATGGCGAATGACTTAAAACTTCAGGTGCTGCTCAATGCCATCGATAAGGCGAGCGGCCCACTGAAGGCCATCAACAACGGCAGTATCGGGGCCGCTCGCGCCCTCAAGGAAGCCCGCGACCGCCTCAAGGAACTCAACGCTCAACAGAAGGACGTCAGCGCCTGGCGCACCCAGCGCGCTGCCGCCGAGCAAACCGAGCAAGCCCTCATCGCCGCCCGTGACAAAGTGCGGGCCCTGTCCCAGCAGTTTGCCGCTACAGGCGCGCCAACCAAGGCCATGACCAGGGACTTCCGTGCAGCCGTTCGCGAAGCGCAGAAGCTCAAGGAACAACATCAACAACAGGGCGAACAGCTCCAGGCCCTGCGCAGCAAACTACAAGGCGCCGGTATCAGCACCAAGAACCTGAGCAGCCACGAACGCCAGCTGCGCGAGCAAATCAGCGCCACCAACGCCAGCATCAGCGAACAGGGCAAACGTCTGGTCGCGTTGAATGCTCAGCAAAGGCGCCTTGCCATCGAGCGCGCCAAGCTGGAGAAAACGCAGAACCTCGCCGGCAACATCGCTATGAACGGTGCCGCCGGCCTGGGGGTGGGATATGCAGCGAGTCGACCGGTGGCTAAGGCCATCGGTGCCTTTGCGCCAAACGAAGACTCGGCCACGCAACTCAAGGTTTCGATGATGGATGGCACCGGCAAGGTGTCTGAAGACTTCCAAAAAATTACCGACCTGGCGACCAAGCTGGGCGACCGCCTGCCCGGTACCACGGCCGACTTCCAGGAAATGATGACCATGCTGCGGCGCCAGGGCCTGAGCGCGCAGAGCATTCTCGGCGGCACCGGTGAAGCGGCCGCTTACCTGGGCGTTCAGTTGCAGATGCCCGTAACCGCCGCGGCTGAATTCGCCGCCAAAATGCAGGACGCAACCCGAACATCCGAAAAAGACATGATGGCGCTGATGGACATCATCCAGCGCGGGTTCTACTCCGGCGTAGACCCAACCAACATGCTCCAGGGTTTCAGCAAGATCGCTCCGGTCATGGATACCATCAAGAAGTCGGGCATTGACGCTGCGGCCGAGCTGGCCCCGCTGCTCATCATGATGGACCAGGCTGGCATGGAAGGTGGTGCGGCCGGTAACGCGTACCGCAAGATCTTCCAGGCTGGCCTGGACAAGGACGGGATCAAGGACGTCAATAAAATCATGGAGCTGGAAGGCAAAAAAATCCGCTTCAAGTTCACCGACGACAAAGGCAACTTCGCCGGCCTGGAGAACCTGTTCACCCAGGTCGAAAAACTTAAATCACTGAACGACGAAGACCGAACGTCCACGATCAAACTGCTGTTCGGCGACGACTCCGAAACCATGACCACCTTGAACACCATGATGAACAAGGGGATCGCGGGTTATCGGGAAGTGCAACAGAAACTTCAAAACCAGGCCGACCTGCGCAAGCGAGTCAACGAACAGCTCGCCACGCTCACCAACGTTATGGAGGCCGCAGAAGGCAGCTTCACCAACGCCCTGGCTGAGTTCGGCGCCGCCGTTGCGCCCGAGCTGAAACAGATCATCACCACCCTTGGAGAGGTCGCTAACAGCGTTGGTGCTTGGGCTCGTGAAAACCCGAGACTGGCGGGCGGGCTGGTGAAGGTTGTAGCGGCTGTTGCAGGACTGGCCTTCGTGTTTGGTGGCCTGGCCCTGACGATGGCGAGTCTGCTCGGCCCTTTCGCCATGGTGCGGTACGGCATGGGCATGTTTGGCATTCGCCTGGGCATCGTGAAAGCCCAGTTGATAGGCACGCGCACCGCAGCAGCAGGCGCCGGAGCCAATATTGGTAGGCTTGGGAACGTCTGGCGGTCCCTTGTAGCCACTCGCTCGGCGGGTGGTTTGCTGAGTGCATTACCCGCTTTCGTCAGCAGCGCCCGCCTGGCTGCCGCCAGCGTGCTGCCGATGCTCGGCGGCGCGATCAGTGCGGTCGGTACCGCTATTATGGCGACGCCCATCGGCTGGCTGCTGGCGGCCATCGCGGCCCTGGTTGCAGCTGGTGTGCTGGTCTACAAGTATTGGAACCCGATCAAGGGCTTCTTCCTCGGTTTCTGGCAAGGCCTGGTCGGGGCCTTGCAACCGGTACTCGATAGTTTCGCCGGGCTCGGCCAATCGCTGCTGAACCTGGGCCAGGTCGTCATGACGCTGCCAGGTGTCGGCGCGGCTATGGAGCTTCTGGGCAGCATCGCACGCCCGCTGTTCAGTCTGATATCGGATGGCGTCAGCAGCCTGATCACCTGGTTCGGCCAGCTACTTGCACCCGTCCAAGACGTCGGCGGCGCCGCTCAGTCAATGGGTGAACGTTTCGGCGCTGTCATCGGCACCATGCTCAGTCTTTTGTTAGGTCTACCTGCACAGTTCGCTGATCTCGGTACGCAGATGATTCAAGGCCTGGCAAATGGCATCACCAACAGCCTGACCGTAGCCAAGGAGGCCATCACCGGGGCGGGCGATGCGGTGATTGGTTGGTTCAAGGAAAAGCTCGACATCCACAGCCCCTCGCGTGTTTTCGCTGAGCTGGGCGGATTCACCATGGCCGGCCTAGCCCAGGGGCTTGAGGGCAGTCAAAACGGGCCGTTGAGCGCCATGACCAGTCTGAGCAAACAACTCACGGCAGCCGGCACACTGGCTCTCGGCGCAACCGCCATGCCGCTGGCCGCCATGTCGTTGCCGCAATTTCCGGTCGCGGCTGCCGCTGCCTCTTCTTTGTCGATCGATGATCGTGCGCCCATCAGCCCTGCTCCGGCGCCGGTTCATGACAGCCACGATACCTACGAAATCAACATCCACACCACGCCAGGCATGGACGCCCAGGCGATCGGCCGCGCCGTACGGGCCGAGCTGGCGCGCATCGCCAGCGAAAAGGCCGCCCGCCAGCGCAGCAAACTGTCAGATCTGGAGTAATCCCCATGATGCTTGCCTTGGGCATGTTCGTGTTCAGCCTCTCCACCGCTGCTTACCAGGAGCTGCAACGCCAAACCGAGTGGCGCCATGCGAGCAACAGCCGCGTCGGCGCCGCTCCGGCTCGGCAGTTCGTCGGGCGTGGCGACGACACCATCACCCTCCCCGGCATCATCCTGCCGGAGCTGGCCGGCAGTGCCTTGAGCCTCGATGCCCTGCGTCTGATGGCAAACACCGGCAAAGCCTGGCCGATGGTCGAGGGGAGCGGCCGGATCTACGGCCTGTGGATAATCGAAAGCCTTAGCGAAACCAAAACCATCTTCTTCCGCGACGGCACGCCACGGCGCATTGAATTCACGATCAGCCTCAAACGGATCGACGATGACCGAATTGACCTACTCGGCGCTGGTACCAGCGCAGGCATCAATATTTTGAGGGCGTTGCTGTGATCGACGCTGCTCTGTCCAAGGTCACCGGCTACATCGATGACCTGGCCGAACGCTACCGCCGCGATGCCACTTACCCCGTGCCGGCGTTTCGTATCACGGTCGATGGCAATGATATCGCCCAGTTGATCAGCCCACGACTGATGAGCCTGGAACTGACCGACAATCGCGGGATCGAGGCAGACCAACTCAGCATCACCCTCAGCGACCACGATGGCCTGCTGGCGATCCCGCCCAAGGGCGCGGTCATTCGGTTGTGGCTGGGTTGGAGCGACACGGGCCTGGTGGACAAGGGCACCTACACCGTCGATGAAACCGAGCATAGCGGTGCGCCGGATGTACTCAGCATCCGCGCTCGCTCTGCCGACCTGCGCAAGGGCCTAAAGACCAAGCGCGAGCGCAGTTGGAGCAACACCACCCTCGGCGACGTCCTGGGCGACATCGCCCTGGGCAACGGCCTCACGGCCACTATTGCCGGCGCCCTGGATGGTTTGCCTATCCTGCAGTTGGACCAGGCCAACGAATCAGACGCCAACCTGATCAGCCGCGTGGGAGAAGAGTTCGACGCCGTTGTCACCGTCAAGGCCGGCTGCCTGCTGTGTCTGCCGGCGGGAGGTGGTAAGACAGTGTCCGGGGCAGAGCTGCCGCATATCACCCTCACCCGCGCCGATGGCGACCAACACCGTTACCTGCAAGCAGACCGCGATAGCTATGACGGTGTGCGCGCCTATTTCTACGACGTGAACAGCGCAAAGAAGCAGGAAGCCATTGCTGGCGGCGGTGACAACCTCAAGGATCTGCGCCACACCTTCAGTGACCGGCTGTCCGCCTTACGTGCTGCCCGGGCAGAGTTCAATCGGTTGCAACGCGGTAGCGCGACGCTCAGTTACACCCTGGCCCGGGGCAGACCTGACCTGATCCCCGAACTGACCTACACGCTCCAAGGCGTGAAGCCTGAAATTGACGAAATAATCTGGTACGGCGGCAACGTGCAGCACAACCTCAACGCGGATAATGGCTACACCGTCAGCCTGGAACTGGAAAGCAAGCTTCCTGAGGATACGGTTGAGGATCTAGCGGAAGAAAACAAAGGGGATTACACGGGCATCATCGCGTACTACCGCGACAAAAAAACCGGGAAAGAGAAGACTGTAACGGCGGGGGATCAGAGCAGACCAAGGCGCCTGCGATGGTTATATGCCAGTGAGAAAACAGCAAAGCGAGCAGTAGACAGGGAGTTCAAAAAACTGAACAACTCGTGAGTGCTGTTTTCTATCAACAGATAGAAAACAGCGTTACTCAGGACACCCTATGAGCCAGCTCTACAACCTTCTTATATTGCTTTATTTCATCAATAGAGTTATATACATCAGGAATAACATACTCCCTCCAACCCTTCGCATTATTCAGTATATCCCTCAAGTAATCTCTAGACGAATGAATAGCTCTAGCGTAGAACTTTGCAATATTCGGGATAGTCTCAGGACCATCCATGAACATATAATTAACAGAAGCTGCCTTATCCTTATCAAACTGATCAATAGCCATATCCACTCTCTCCTCATGCCCAAGAGACTGGTAAAGATCTTCATCAGCCGACTTTGAAAATATCAGATAAGCCGCCCAAAAATAATGAAAGTTATGCTGAGGCAGAGCGCTAGCCATACTATTTATCTGTTGTGCGTACCTTAACATCTCCCTTAACTCGACTTTAAAATATTTAGCCAAGCCAACTAATATTAAAGCCCACTCAGGGTAGCCATTTTCTTTTACACATACAGTACCAAATTTTGGCTCATAGGTTTCTCCCAAGACCCGGTTAGATCCATAACCTGAGATTCGTATCTGCATCAGCGCAAGTGGATGATTGAATGAAGCCCGCTTAGCCAAGGCGAACATATCAGAGTTATCCAATCTAAACTCAGCATCGAAAAACCTACTAAGATAACGCTCAGAATGGAACCTATCTCCATATACCGCTCTCACAGAATGAGCTAACTGAGTAGAATCTGAAGCCACAATAAAACGGCAATCCTCCAGCTCAAAAAAATGCTTTACCCTCTCTAATAGTTCAATAGCATAAGTGGGACGACATCTATCAAGTTCATCAATAAATATGAAGGCCGGCTTCTTCAATCCGCCAGTTTCTGCAGCCTGTTCTAATTTCTCAAGAATTGTCTTTTGAAATTCATCAACATGGATTGCAGTTTTAGACTGTTCTTTTATCAGTGACTCAACAACACTTTCTGCAAGATCGCCAGTACCGTCCTCGCCCAACAGCTCATCGACCTCGACGCCAGAAAACTTCTTAACAAGTCCCTTTACAATTAACGGAGCTGCTTTTTTCATTAAAGAGCTTGTAGCCGTAATTACATTTCTCCCCGCCTTAGTCGAGCTAAGAGAGAGCTTATCCATTGTTTGCTGCTCTATGCACGTTACCAAAGCTATCAATGGTTCGGCTGTGTAATCTGTTTCCCACGCATTAAAAAATATGCATACATGGCTTTTGCTAAGTTCCTTCTTCCAGCAATTAAGAAAAAATGACTTGCCCGCCCCCCATGGAGAATTCACATTCAGAACTTTAATGTTGGGATTATCTAGAAGGTACGAAGTTAAGAATTTCGCACTTGGCTGACGATCCATCAAATCATTAGCCCACACATCAATTTCCTCTACCATTTTCCGCTCCTATCAGAATTTTAAGTAGAACCCCACACAGTAAGATTGAATCAGATCGCACTCTCCAACACGATACTTAATCCAACCCCAAAAAAACATTAAGAAAACGCAATATATCTTCCTTATGTTTTTTATCAAGTTGCCTGAACAAATGAACAACCTGCCGCTCCTGTTCATTCAGTTCAGACCACTTAAGTTCTGTACTTTGATTGGTTTGCACCTCTTTCATAGCCGACATGTTTCACTCCATTCAACACGTACGGATACTCGGTACCACCAACGGTACCAACCGAAGCATCCGGAGAACGGGTGATTTTCGGCATATAGCTGCATGCCACCAGCACTAAATTATTTTTTTGTTTACAAGGTTATGCCCCGCTGCAGAGTGCTTGAGCACGTTGCACCAGTTCACTGTAGTCCATCTTGATTGAAGGCATTGAGGGATTTGCCTTCGTAATGTCGCGACCGTCCAACCATCCCCTATCCTTAGCTACACTGCGTGCACTTCCACTCAATGCATACACGGTTCCATCTGAGGTTCTGGCCAAGGCTTTGGGCGAAGGACCATCGCATAACAGGTCAACGCTTTCGACTGTAAATGGCCATGCCTTCCCATAGTCGTTACTAGAAACCCTCTGACTCGTTTCCTTGGCGCCGACACCACCCGACATAAGCATTGCAAAAACCAATACTGGTAGCGACATCCTTTCCATAGATCTCTTCCCTATTTTTTTAAAGCGAAGGCTCGCAGAAGACGCATGACAGCACCCTTGTCCTCAGCCTCTAGGTTGCGTACGCGCATTACTATTTCCAAGTCATCGTCTGATAGCTGGCTTTCGTCCATAGACGAGCGATGGCCTGTTACCACGTAAAGGACGTCCACCCCTTGATCTGCAACCGCTGCGAGGTAACTGGCATCCGGGCTGCGCTCGCCTTTCTCATAGTTGTACTGACTGTTCTTCGAAGCGCCAGCCTTCGCAGCCAACTCGGTCTGATTGAAGCCCAAGCGCTCCCGCTCTTCTTTGAGGCGATCACCAATTCCCACAAACGTCTCCACGACGATTTGACATTCCCACAAACATGGGAAATACTTCGCCTGTCATCACACGAAATCACACGAAACGAGACTATGCCGAACGCATACCCCACGGAGCAAGCGTGCCGAAAGGCACGTGAGCGCCTCGCGCATCAAGGCCTCTCTGCCAAAGATTGGGCCGATCAGCACAATTTGAGCCCGTCGACGGTATACGCCGTGTTGAACGGACAGAAGAAATGCCTACGAGGCGAGTCTCACCGTGCTGCGGTGTTACTCGGCATCAAAGATGGCGTCGTCACAAATTAGCCCCGTTGGCTCAGGTGGGAAACCAGAAGATGAAACGTTCAGTTCTAGCCAACCGCAAAGCCGTAGTCAGCGCCGTCATTGCCGCTTACCCCGGGGGCCGGCATTACGCCGCGGCGGATCTTGGGATGCCGATTAAGAAATTCGATAACCAAGCCTATGAGAACGCCGGGAGCCGTCCGCTGAGTGACGAGCATGTGCATCGCCTCGAGCAAGTTGCGGGTACGTCATATCTCGCGGATTACATCACAGGCATGTATGGCGGCATGTTTGTGCCGGTCGCAGCGCCCGGGACGTTGGATAACGTGGAGTTGTACAACCGCTCAGTAAGAGCCGCTGCGAAGCGCGGGTTGGTTGACCAGATCATTGCCCAAGCACTTGACGACGGTGTTATTGAGCACAGTGAGGCCGAAGTCATTGTGTCTGCCCTGATGAAGTATATGTCCGCCCGCTACGCCGAAGTGCTAGCGACTATTCAACTGCACGGCCGGGGGTTCGCTGGGTGAGTACCTACAAACTTGTCTGCCCTCACTGCCTCGGCCGCATGCGCATCCGCACCAGCGAAGGCACACACATATTCCTGCGAGTGGCGTACCTGCAATGCACCAACGAGGCCTGCGGTTGGTCGGTGCGGGCTGAGTTCGAAATGACCCATGAAATGAGCCCCAGCGGCATGGCCAACCCCTCCGTCAAGCTGCCTATCGCGGACATCGCCCTACGCCGTGCCGCGATGAAGTCAGCCAACGATCAACCTGACCTGCTCGACCAAATGGAAATGGAGTGTGCGCAATGAACCATGAACAGCTTGACCACGATTACCGCAGCAGCATGCAACGTGTCGCATTCGCTTACCTGCAACGGCACGAAGCGCAGCACCTGGTGGACTCTGACCTGTTGTACGAGAACTGTGTCCGGCACATGACTACCGCGATGGAAGTCCCGGTATTCATGGCACAGCAGCTGGTGCACAACGCCTGGACTGAATTGCAGGTCATCAACCAACGCAAGTGGATCGGCGTGGACTGGGGCTCCAGCCCTGGCAGCACCGTCGTCCATTTGATCGACACCCGGGCGGACCTTCGCTACCCGGTCCCGGCAAGGCTGCTACCACAGACGATGCTGGCCCAGCGCGATGCCGCGCTGAAGCAACAACCTCAGTAACCCCCTTATAAACAACCCGCCCTACCCCGCTTCCCGTGGGTTTGGGTGAGCTTTGCCCGAAATCCGAGGTGGACCATGGAAATCGATGTCGCCATCACCGCAAAACTGCCCCGCGAAGAGGCCGAAGCGCTGCTCCAAGAGCTACGGAACCAGTACGCCCAGCAGTTTAACGAGCATTGGTACGACGACCGCTTTCGCATGATCCCCGAGGGTTTACGGCATGGCTCGTTGCTCGCGGCCTTCCCGGTAATGGCCGCGCAAAAACGCCTGATTGGCGCCCTTAAACACAGTCTCGGCGAAGTGAAATAAGCCCCGATGAATAAGCGACTCGTTACCTCCCATGGCGCGAAGGCTTTTGTACGTGAGCCCATGGAGCTCAAGCTGCGCGCCGACGTGCTTCAGCGCCTTGAGTCAGATTACGGCCTGCAACATATGGTCGGCACGCATTACATGCGTAAGGGTACCTGCCCTCAGTGCAATCAGAAGCGCCTGTTTTCTCGCCACGATGAACCGTGGTTTATCCGCTGCGGGCGCGAGGAAAAGTGCCGGTACCAGGCCCCAGTAAAAGAGCTGTACCCCGACCTGTTTGACGATTGGAGCAAGCGTGCGCCAGCCACCAATGACCAGCCAACCGCCACTGCAAAGGCGTATCTGGCCTTTGCTCGTGGCTTCCGTCTTGAACTGATTGAAGGCTGGTACACCCAGGAAAGTTATTTTGACCGCGACCTAAGTATCGGCTCGGCCACGGTACGGTTCCCTCTCGAACATGGCGGTTATTGGGAACGCCTGATTGACCAGCCCTCGCGCTTTGGTAAGAAGAAAGCTCGCTTCCAACCCAAGCAAAGCTACAAGGGCTACTGGTGGTGCCCACCATGTGTTGATGTGCTTCAGGTTGATGAACTGTGGATTGTCGAAGGCATTTTCGACGCCATAGCGCTCATCCATAACGGCATTTCTGCGGTCGCCGCGCTGTCCTCGAATGCATTCCCTGAAGAATCGCTCAAGACATTGATCGCGGACTGTGAAGGAAAGCCGCCCAAGTTGGTTTGGGCATTGGACAACGAGCCTGGCGCGCAAAAGTACACCCGCTCATGGGTCAAGCAAGCCCGGGAGTTGGGCTTTGTTTGCGAGGCCGCCCAGATCCCGCAGCCCGACAACCGCAAGGTTGATTGGAACGACCTGCATCAGCGCTGGGCATTTTTGGACGATGACGAGGCACGAGCGCAGCGGATCGAAAAAGACCTCAAAGAAGCCAGGCACCACGGCGCGTTGCTGATTGCCGAAAGCGCCAGCGACAAAGCCCTGCTCATGTACCAGTGGCGCGAGCGGGAAGAGTTCCATTTCTGTTTCGACTCGCGCTTGTACTGGTGGAAGTTGGACATATCCAAATTCAACAGTGCCAAACAGGCACTCGATGACAGCGACAAGCAGGAAGACCAACTGCTCAACGAAAAGGCCATCCGCGAAAAGGCGCTGCGCATGTCCGGCTGCGTGGTCGAGATCGCGAATTGCTATCCCAAGGCACTGTATTTCCAGCGCAACGAGATCACCGACGAGTCCTGGTATTTCTTCCGCGTCGATTTCCCGCACGACGGCGGTTCAGTGAAAAACACCTTCACCGGCGGACAAGTCGCTGCTGCCAGTGAATTCAAGAAAAGGCTTCTTGGCATGGGTGCCGGGGCGGTGTTCACCGGCAGCGGACAGCAGTTGGACAAAATCATGAAGGACCAACTGTTCGGCATTAAAACCGTCCAGACCATCGACTACGTCGGCTACAGCCGGGAGTACGGCTGCTACGTGTTCAACGACGTGGCCATTCGTGAAGGGCAACTGATCAATATCAACGAGGAAGAGTTCTTCGAAATGGGCAAGCTGAAACTCAAAAGCTTGCAGAAAGGCGTCAAGATCCAGTTGACCAAGGATGCAAAAAACTACGACCCGCGCTGGCTGGATCTGCTCTGGCAGTGCTTTGGTACCCAGGGAATCGTCGCCCTGACGTTTTGGTTCGGCTCGCTGTTCGCCGAACAAATCCGTCATCGCTACCAGTCGTTCCCGTTTCTTGAGGCTACCGGTGAAGCCGGCGCCGGCAAGACGACCTTGCTGACGTTGTTATGGAAGCTACTCGGACGTGATGGGTATGAGGGCTTTGACCCTTCCAAATCCACCAAGGCCGGACGCAGCCGTTTGATGGGCCAGGTGTCTGGCATGCCTATCGTGCTGCTGGAATCCGACCGAAGCGGCGAAGACAAGGCGCACGCCAAAACTTTCGAATGGGACGAACTGAAGGACTATTACGGCGGCGGCACCCTGGCGACCAAAGGGGTTAAAACCGCCGGCAACGAGACATATGAGCCCCCCTTTCGGGGAACGATCGCCATCAGCCAGAACGCGCCGGTAGTGGCCTCCGAAGCAATCATGACCCGGATCGTCAAACTGCACTTCGTGCGACCGAACGTAACCCCGGAGAGCCGCGCTGCTGCAGACTTACTAAACGCTTTGGAAGGCGCGACGCTGAGCAACTTCGTGTTGCAGGCCGTGCGCAAAGAAGCCGAGGTCATGGATCTGTTTGCACAGCGCCTGCCCCGCTACGAAGCGAAACTGCGCTGCCTGCACTCGCACTGCTTCGCCTGCGATACCCCTTTCAAAGATGAACAAAGCGACTGTGCCCATTGCGGCAACAAGCTACGCGGTTACATCCGTGTCGAGCGTATCAACAAGAACCACGCTCAATTGCTCGCATTACTCGACTGCCTGCGGATGGTGGTTTCGCTAACCGATCCTCAGGTCAGCAACACCCGCACCCAGATCATTCGCATGGCGATAGAGCGCCAGGCCTCCATCAGTTCCGATCATCCGGTCGTGGCCGAATTCTGGGAGGTGTACGAATACCTGGAAGGCCTCGACGCCGATGGGCCTGTGGTCAACCACAGCAAGAAAGACAACATCATCGCCATCAACCTCAACGACTTCGTGAAGTGCGCCGCCGAGCATCGCCAAAAAATTGCCGATGTCAGCGAGCTGCGCGAACGGCTGAAGGACTCCCGCTCTCGGAAGCTGCTCGACATCAACAAGGCGACGGACAGCGCGGTACGGGCTTACCAGGCCAAGCACAGCAACGCGGTCATCACCAAGCAACCCATCGTGAAGTGCTGGCACTTCCAGGCCTGACCAATCGACAACAACACACACCAGGCGCGGCAACGCCTGCCACTCAAGGAGAAGCACCATGCACAACGAAACGCTCAAAGATGCCTTTGACGAGTTGTTCCAGTACCAGGCCGAGCGTCCCGTCATCCGCAAAGACGGCGTCGAGGCGCTGGTTCGCTTGTTGCCAGTCGCCCAGCGCGACACCGGGCAAAGCAGGGTCATCGGCCGCTTCCTGCTCGGTTTGTACAACGGCCCAGCACATCCATTTGACCTGACCGAGCTGCGCCGTCTCGACGCGGGACTGTTCGACGACTGCATTGCCGTCCTTCGACTGGATAACAGCCCCGAGCAAGAGGTTCACACCTACTTCCCAGACGGCGATGCGATCTGGCAGGACCTGCGTAGGGCCTGGGCATGAAGTGGGCAGTGAAACGCAACAGAGACGGGCAAGTGCAGCAGAACTGCTGGATCACCGACAGCGGTTACACCGTGGCCGAATGTCGGTTGCCTGAAGCTCGGTACCCCATCACTCGCCCAAGCGCCGACCTGCCTTTCGCTTATGCGAAGGACCGGGACGAAGTCGTAGCGATCATCAAGCAAGACCAGGCCAGAACGGCCTGAAAAGACGGTGTCGAGGAGCGGCAACTCCCCGACACCTACCACCACCAAGGAGCAGCACCATGCAAGCACAGAACCCAAGCAGCAGCGCCGTAGAGGCTAGCACGAACCCTTTGAAAGTCGGCGACGATGTTTCCTTTGTTGTCGCCAGGACCATGGCGCGCAGTGTCGAATTCAGCGTGCGCAAGGGCACCATTATGGCGATTGAAGACCAGGTCGCGCTGGTGGAATCACGCCATGGCCGGAGTTTGCAACCACTGAACAAGCTCAGCCGTGAAGGCGAACCCAATGCACTCACCAAAGCTTTGTTGGGAGGGCGCGACGATGCTTAAGCGCACCTTCACCCATTTCCACCTCTGCTGCGGCCTCGGCAGCGGTGCCGCTGGCTTCAGCGACTCCAAGCCCACCCTTGGCCCAGTCCAAGCCGAATGGCGCTGCCTGGGAGGCGTTGACGTTGATCCGGCCGGCTTGCGGGACTTCCAGATGATGACCGGTGTGCCTGGCACTCTGATGGATCTGTTCACCCGCGAGCAATACACCGCATTCCACGGCCAGCAACCGCCTGCCGGCTGGAAGGAAGCAACCGCCGAGGATCTGCGCCGCGCCGCCGGCAACGAAAATCCGGACGCGGTGTTCATCAGCAGCCCATGCAAGGGCGCTTCGGGCCTGTTGTCCGAGACAATGAGCCAGACGCCGAAATACCGGGCACTCAACGAGCTTACGTTGCGCTGTGTTTGGCTGATGTGTGAAGCCTGGAAGCACAAACCGGTGAAGTTGATCGTGTTCGAAAACGTGCCACGCCTGGCAACCCGTGGCCGTTACCTTCTGGACCAGATCACCAAGCTGCTCCGTCATTACGGCTACGCGGTGGCGGAAACTACCCACGACTGTGGCGAAATTGGCGGGCTGGCCCAGAGCCGCAAGCGTTTCTTGCTGGTGGCCAGGCATGTCGAGCAGGTTCCTGCATTCTTGTATGAGCCTGAAAAGCGCAGCCTTCGCGCCGTCGGTGACGTGCTGAGCCGCATGCCGCTGGCCGGCGATATCGATCAGGCGGGGCCAATGCACCGGGTGCCGGCATTGCAGTGGAAAACTTGGGTTCGCCTGGCCCTGGTGGAGGCTGGGAAGGACTGGCGTAGCCTGAGTCGGTTTGCGATCGAGGACGGATATCTGCGCGACTTTGTGATCGTGCCGGAGTACCGCGCTGGTTATCTCGGGGTGCATGAATGGCAGAACACCGCCGGGACTGTCGCTGGCCGGTCGAGCCCTACCAATGGAAAGTTCTCAGTAGCAGACCCACGACCGGCGAACAAATTCGAGTACACCCAATACGGTGTGCTGCCCTACGACCGCCACTGTGGCGTTGTCACAGGCCAACGAAGCCCAGGGCAAGGTACGTTCAGCGTTGCCGACCCGCGTATGAGCGGCGAGCGGCACAACAACGTGTTCCGCGTGGTTCACAACGACCAGGCTGCCGGCACGGTCACTGCTGGACACGGGCCAAGTTCTGGACGCCAGGCCGTGGCAGACCCTCGGCAACCTTCCAAGGGCTTCGGCAAATACCTAGTAACCGACTACAGCAAGCCGGCCGGTACCGTCATCGCCGGCAGCACCACCGGGCAAGGCGCATTTGCCGTGGCGGACCCTGCCTATAAGAACTGGCATTCAGAGGCCAGCACCCAAAAATTGCGCATCACCCCCTGGGAGGGCAACGCCAGGACAGTGACCGGTTCACAACAGGTTGCCAGCGGAGCCCTATCCATTGCAGATCCACGCCCTGGCATGTTCCGCACCAAGGGCGATGCCTACTTGACCGGCGGTCATTACGGGGTGGTCAACTGGAATGATCCGGCAGGCGCTGTTTCTGCCAGCGCCTGCCACGACAACGGTCGGTGGTCGGTTGCGGACCAGCGCATGCCGGCGCCCAACGACAGGCTGACCTGCATGATCACCAGCCTCGACGGCTCCTGGCACCGCCCCTTCACCACGCTGGAGCTGGCCGCGCTGCAATCGCTGTTTGATCCGGAGGACCATTGGTCAACCGATCCGCAGACCGCGCATGAAATCCAACGGATGCAGCGTGTTCGCAAGATCGAGCAGGCGCGGTTCTTTCAACTGGATGGCATCAACGACGGGCTCCACCGGGAGCGCATCGGTAACGCGGTGCCACGGGCGGCTGCGAAGGCGATGGCCGATGTGTTCGGTATGACGCTGCTGCTCGCAGAGGCTGGGGAAACGTTCATGTTGAGCAATGTGTCGATTTGGGTGCGGCCGGTGGCGGTTGCATTGAGTGTGGCTCAGGCGGAGGCCAGTGTATGAGCGTTTTCCTTCTGCTCTACCTGTGTGCGGACGCAACCCGAACGGATTGCCAGGTGCTACCAGCTCAACGCTGGGACGGGCCAGACGCTTATGAGCAATGCCTCGGCGCGGTGCCAGGGCTTACACAAGCGTTGAGCGCACCGAACCGTGAACGACATCGTTTTGTTTGCGAGATCCAAACCGACAGCGCACAACCTGCTGGACGTGCCGCCCGGCCGACATTCATTCATCAATCGTTTCGGATGTGAGGGACATCATGAACACAGCTTTTATCCTGATGGCCCAGTACGACGGCCAGGCGATTATTTCGCTGGAGCAGGTTTGTCGGGACTACTTCACGCACCTGACGCCTGACATGTTCCAACGCAAGGTGATGAGCGGGCAAATCAAGATCCCCATCACCCGCTTGGAACGCAGCCAGAAGTCGGCCAAGGGGATTCATATCACAGACCTGGCTGCTTACCTCGATCTACAGCGCGCAGCCGCGGTTAAGGAGAACAGCCAGCTCAACGGGTTAAAACACGCCTTTTAA